TTCTAATAAGAGGAGTTAAACTTAAAAGATCCCCCAAAGAACTAACTTCCATAGAAATTTTCATATACTAAACCTCACGCCTTGTCTATCATACCACTTTTTATTAATATATTTATCTATCTCTAAAATAACACTATTTGAAGTTATTTCTTTTGTACACTCAAACATTTCTTTTTTCTTGAAGGTTGAAGGGCACCATTTCCAAGTTAATGGGTCGAGTTTCTCTTTATTGAAACAACTATTACAAACATCTTGGTTAAAAACCCTACTAATATTAGACTGAAATTCTGTAACTGGGTGAGAAAATCCAGATATTAATATTACAGGAATTCCTAAAGCCCATGCCAACCAAGAAAGACCACTACCCAAACCAATAAAAAAATCTGAAACATGCATTATAGAAATTATTTTACTTATTGTAATATCAGAATCGAATATGACTCCTTCTGGTATTTTATTCATCATATCACCCCTACCAAAAACCTTATACCGATCTAAACAATAAACATCATAACTTTTTCCTAACAAATAATCTACCACATCCTGCCAACCAGAAAGATTATTCCAGTGCTTAGATTGAGATGTACTGTGAGTTCCTATAGAAACAGATTTGATATAATTAGATTTATTATAAACTTCCTTTACTCTTATATTAGGTCTGATTTCAGTAAAATAATCAAATCCTAATATATCAGATGCATATTTCTGTAAAGGTGTGAATGATGGATAGATTAAACCACTTTTCTGTAAATGGTGTATGTGCATACCCAAATCTATAATAATATCATATTCTTCTTCATTAATTTTAGGATTAAATATTATTTTAGGATAATTTTCCTCAAACAATTCAGCCCATTTCATCGAAACATAAATTTTTTCTAATTCTTCCCTTTTTCTATATTCTTCAATATAGGGAAACCATGCAATGGTATCACCTAGAGCATAACTCTGAAAACGAATAAGCACTCGTTTCATGATTTTCTTAAGGAATCAACAATATTACTAGTAGAAAGATTCTCAATTCTATCTATAAACTTAACTTCAATATTATCTGTCAATTCTGGTAAATTATCTTTCCATTCTATTCCCTTAACATAATAGTCTGGAATAATTTCTTTAATATACTTATCTACTGTTAATTCATTAAAAATAAATGCATAATCCACACACCTAAGGGCTTTCACAATTTCAATTCGATGAAAGTCTCCAATTATAGGTCGATCACCATCCTTGAACATTTTAATTGATTTTTCAGAATTAATTCCAACAACTAACGACTTTCCAAATTTCTTTGATTGCTGTAAAGAATATAAATGGCCGTAATGAAATAAATCAAAACAGCCATTTGTAAAAACTATTGGTCTTTCTAACGATTCAATACATGATATATCAAAATTCACTCCTAGTTACGCCTCCCATAAAGAAATAACATATACTCTACACTAATATTAGAATCAGGTGAACCTGCGTGTGTATTACAGAAACACACCGAAGCTCCTGTACCATCATATTTATATGGAGAAATAACTCCCGTTGTACCATTTTTCACAATAGTACCATTAAGAGTATTAGAACCACCAAATGCCCCAGTACCAATCGGACATCCAAAAGAAGTTCCATTTTCCTTAACAATAAATATTTCCCCATGACTAACTTCAAAATTAGTAACAACTGGGAAACAACAGGAACTAGATTCATTAACGGTTACACAATCCCTATAAACAAAAGTTTCTAGTGGCTTTAATTCACATTCTTCAGAATATGGAATCACCCTCAACCCTCGAATAATTGGAACTCTACTTGTATCTCCTGCAGATAAATCTAATTTTAAATTTATATTATAGAAAGGATCAATACATGTTTTCTTATATTCGATAGTCTTGAATTCTAATCCATCATTTGCAGATATACAATTTACTGGAGATATTTCTGAATAAGGATGACTCTGATGACCATAATTATGATAGCCAGATAAGGTACTAGTACCACCCGACTTCAGACCACTACTATTTCCACTTGTTCTACCATAAATTTTAAGATCAGAACAATATGGAACTATTGCATCTACTAAAACCTTAACTGCATTTGCAGGTCTTTCCACCTGTAAAGTCTTAGAAATAAAGAACGAAGGTGTGGAATAAGTTGTATCACAGAAAACATTTCCTGAATACTTAAAATTAACACAACCAAGTGCACCTGCAGAAGAACCACAATTACTATTATCAACTATATTAGATATTGCAATTGCTCTCATAGATTGGAAATTAAATACAGGAGATACCTTATTACATGAAGATGTCATACATGCTCTAAGGAATAAATTACAAGATTGATCTGCATGAGATGAACCAGAAATTTTAAAACTCTTACCTCGATAAAAATTATCATTTGGGGTAAGATTACAAGTTGAAGAATTATCTGGAAATGATGAATTATCAGATAATTCCCAAGATAAATTTGTATATTCTGGAACTATTTCTGGTATATGATAATATTCTCCATCTGACCTAACATTAGAATTCCTAATAACGATTCTATTCTCAAAAGGAGATAATGTTTCCCACATACCACACTGTCCACCAGCATCAGGTGCAATTGGAGCAATAACATTATTACCACCCGTTAAAGCTTTAATTAAATTCTTACAACATGCCAAAGAATGTGTGTTTAAATCACATATTGAAATACCATTAATAAATCTATCTAAAATCGGAACAGGTGAAGATGCTGCCGATGAACACATTCCAGTACAGTAGATAATATTACACTGACCCGTACCAGAACCCCAAGTAACCCCACTAGCACCATAAGAACCTGATGCAGAAGTGCCAGGATAAATTACATAAGTTGTTCCTGAACGAGAAACAACTGCCCCACTTGAGTTATTTGCATTATATGGATAATCTGCAGTAGTACAACAAGTTGTATCGACTCTAGCACCAATATCCCAATTACTCCCTGTAGCAATAGTTAGCTTATGACCCTGTTTTCCTCTAATACCATCCATTAAAAATTTATCATTAACACTAAATCCATAATTATCTAAACAGATATATTGAATTAAAGGTATAGCAGCTGCAGCAGAATTATTCACAGAAAAACTATTTTCGTTTAAAATTACATCTGGTAAATCGTTATTTTTCAAAACTACACTAGAAGTACTAGGAGAAGTGTTAAAAGTTGCACGTTTCAATGAAAACTTAATAATTTTATCAGGAACTTCTTTAGTTCCCCTAAACATACTACCAACATCAATTGTTCGAGCACCCTTTCCACTATTAATATCCAATGACATCAAACTATATTCCATTGCATTCGTGGAAATTGTTATAGCATACTGACCCTTACCCAAATATATTTTTTCACTAAACCCAAAGTTTGTTGCAGTAGTTCCATTGGAAGTACATGTAACACTTGATGGAGTTTTAGTAACAGTTGTGTAAGGAATCACCTTATTAGATGGAGCTCCATTTTCAACTTCTCTCAATTGAACTGTAATTGGACGACAATAGTTAATATCTTTGCAGTTAAAATACAAATCTACACTTGTTGCAAAGAAGGGTTCTTTAACATCAATAACTTGAGATAAACTATTTTGTGTCTGGTCATCCCAAGAATAATCATATGGTAATGTTCTTCCAATTTCAACTTTACCAGTTGCATCAAAAACTGCCTCTGAATAAGAATCAGTACTTTCGACTTTAAAGATTCTCTTTCCTGTTTTAAATTTTTCTCCACCAACAATACTATCATAACAACCAGATGCAACTGTACAGAAATTATTAGCAGTTGTCTCTAAAACACCTACACTATTACTAGTTTCACCCTTAACAAAACAACTTTGACAAGATGAAAAATCAGCTCCTGTTAAGGAAGTAATTTCTAGTACACATGTACTACCAGACCAACCAGTAACTAAACCAAAAGAAAACCCTTGTGCATAACTACATCCAGCATTTGCAGTAAGTGAAACCCTTTCCCCAACAGTAAAGTTTGTACCACTATTCATAGATGCCATACTTAAAGTAACACCTTCAGAATAAACACACCCAGATGAAAACTCACCTGATACATTCTTTAAATGTAAAACTTTTTCAAAACCTGTACTAGCACCACCTACCCAACAAACAACTTCAGCTGTTGCTGTTGCCCTATCAATTGATGGGCCCTGATAAACCAAATCACCATTTATAAATTCATTGGTAGAAGAAGATAATTTTATAGCATATGTACCCTCATCCTTGTTAGGTATAGTATAAGTTCCACAAAAAGTACCAGAAGTATCACTTCTAAAAGTGCAAGAAACAGAATCATAGTAATTGGTATTACTTCCAAAATCTTTATATATAACTGAATCTGATATATCAATATCATCCAAGTAAATCTTATGACCAACAGTACTTGGCTTTAACCCATCAACCTTCAAGGTTACTTGTTGATTTTGTATGAAAGGAACAAGTGCCCCCGAATCAGAACTATAATTAACACCACTACAAAAATCTAACTGGGGAGAAAATCCAGATCCAAAAGAAGGTTTTTCAAAACAACTACTTTGGTGAGTTCCATACCAGTTATCTTTCCAACCATCCCATATAGTATTATGATTTGAGGTTTCAACTGAATTGTAAACCCCATTCTCATTAAAAAGTATTTCTGGATTTGATTTCGTAGATTTCCAAGAATCAAAAGATGGAGTTAGAGTCATATGACCATGATAAGTATCAACATCTGTACTTCTAATAGTATCACTAGTACTTGATGCAATATTTTGAATTTCAATTTCAGATGTGGAAGTTGTAGGTAAAGTAACAAGATTAGAAGATGTTAATAAGTCCGTAGATGTTCCTGATGCACACGAAAATTTAATTTCTGTTTCAGTAAATTTTGGTCGAATCGAATGATTAACCAAATCATATGATATATTATTATCAGGATCTTTTATATTACCACTTCCACTTCCATAAAATGCATCAGATAAAGTATTAGTTTTACATGTTGCAGAATCCAACACATGACTATCTGAATTATTTTGAAGAACTCCCTCAAGAGAAAATTTAGCTAACTCACCTACATGAGATTTTAAAGAATCGCCAATTTTCTGAATTACAACATCCTTTGTGTCATGAGTGTAGGGTAACACTTTTATATTAAAAATACTCAAACCATCATTTGGATCACTTGGTATATTTGGATAATCAGTATAACTACTACCAACAGAAACTGCTGGAGTTCCATCATCTTTTATATAAATTTTATCAATCCTAGACTGATAAACTTCTAAATTACTGATATGTATACTTGAAGCTTCACTAACCAAAGGTTTTGTATCATCAACTGCTGCAGTTTCACTATCTGCAGTTATTGTAGGCCTAAAATCTAAAACATCTGATAATCTATAGGTTTCCCCCAACTCTGAGGTGTAAGTAGGTATATCAGAATACCTAAAAGTAGTTCCACCATCCTCAGCACTTACCCAACCACTAACAGAAGAACCAACAGGATAAGAATCAACTCCTATATATTTGTTATTATTAGTCTCATTGAGGAAGAAATATATAATTTTTATCAAACCTCTTGGCTCAGGATAACCTGCTTTACGAACCAAAGTACCATTCATCACTAAGTTATCTCTCATACCACTATCAATAGTATACCAATCTGAAATATCTATATCATCCGTAAAGGGAGATGAACCTACGGCAGTATCATTATCCCTCGACATATAAACTTTAAAATTCTTTTCAAGTACTCTTGGTTGAGATAATCTAATAACCCTATCTTTATGACCCCCCTCATTACCTGTACCAGATATAACGGATGGGATTTCAGTATTTTGTTGCAGTGCTAAAGTATTACCACTTGTCCAAGCACTAGTAGGAATAATATCGGCGACTACAGTTACAGGAGTAGATGCCTTAAAGGTAAGTGCTTGATCTGAATTTCTATATCTAGCAGTCAAAACTAAAGTATTATCTGTAGAATCACTTATGGTAGCTTCATATTCAGTTACACTAGAAGAACCACTCAATGCAATTGGTGATCCGCCAGGTGCTGCAGTTCCATTATTGAAAGGGCCTGAGGAATCTTCATGACTCCATGTTCCATATGCCACCACTTCATGTTCTGTTCCATCAACAAAATAATAACCAGTTGGTGCAGTAAAAGTAACAGTTGATGAATTAGATCCCCCAAGTGTTACAGTACCAGACCATCTAATTCTCTGTGGACTAACAGATCCTATGGCTTTAACATTACTAACACCTAAAGGATAAAAAGATTTATCATATTTTACATCATGTAGTATGGTATGTGTATTATCTTTACCATAGACCTCGACATTACTATATTCTATAGAGTTGCCTGGGCCATCAATCCTATCAGTTTCCAAATAACAGATAATTCTATTTCCACTACTATATGCAGTCTGTAAAGCAACCACTTCAGTCATATTATAACTATCATTGGTAAAATTAATATCTGTTAAATATATCCTACATTCACCATGAAAATCACTATTATTAGATCGAGTATGTTGTTTAATCCCTCTTATTCTGGCATAACCTATCACACTCGGTGAACCAGCTGCACTAAATTTTACCAAATTAACTTTAACATATCCTTCACTAGAACCATTTGTGAAAATCCTACCCAACCATTTTATATATTCCCCCGAAAGACCCTGCTTAGTAAGAGTTGAACCATTTGTCCACGTAGTTGGAGTAGTTCCTGTTGCAGTAAAGGTTTGTCCAGTGCTGTTAGCACTCGCACCTAAATTAGTAAAATCATCACCACTCACAAAAGTTGTAATTGTATAAGATTCTCCGTGCTTTAAAAATCCAGAAGTCTGTACTTCAACCCCTTCTAAACCACCTCTTGTTATAACATAAGAACCAACTTCTGCACCAATAGAAAAATTAGCATAAGTTTTAGATTCTCTGGACTTATCAATGGTTACATATTGCTTAGATGAAGTTGAAACCTTTTTACCATTAAATTGAATGCTTCCTGAAGATATACCCACTGAAAGTTTAGATGAAGAACCACCCGAACTTACACCTTTCAAACCATAAGCATCAGTTAGAGTGGATAAGTTTTCTCTAATCTCTATCTCATATGGATCAAGTATCTTATTATCACCTAAAAGTTTTTGATCTAAACCCTGTTCCTTCTCTATTAACTTACCACTAACAACCTTTAATATCTCAACAAAATCCTCGTTTGCTGTAGAATCAGGAGTTAAAGATTTCTTTGCTAAAACTAATTGTATTTTGTGTCTATCTGCCCCACCGGCACCTTTGTTACTAGAACCACTTGCATTATCTAATAGAGTAGAATCATCATCAGATGTAGCAAATGATTGGGAAACATTAAATCCAACACGATAACTAGGTGTAGTTCCGAATTTATCCAGAACCATAACCTGACTAGGAACAGTTGCTATATAACCATTTACATAATACGAACCTGTCTTTAGTAATATTGCAGAACCAAATCCCGTAGAACTTGCACCCGTCTTTCCTATTAAATTTGTTCCAACAGTACCATCACTATTAAGTTGAAATAAGTCTGAACTGTTAAGAAATTTAAAATCAGAATCATCCAAACCAGCCTGAGAGGTAGAAGAATTTAAATAAGATACATACAGAGTAAATGCATCAGAACCACCTGTAACACTTGGTTCATAATGAACTATTTTAGCCTTTATAGGAGAACTAACAACTAATGTAGAAACTGTAAACGTTGCATTACCACCACCACCTGTAATAGTAATCGTATCACCAACAGTATAACCAGAACCCCGATTAACTACAGTTATTCCATTAACCGCATTACCACTTGTAGTAATTGTTACTGTTAATCCAGTACCAGTTCCACCAGTTGTTGCAACATCAGATGCATTAGAATATCCACTACCACCACTAACTACAGATGATATTGTATTTACAGCTGCAACTATAGATGACCCAATATAACTACCAACTAAATCTGAATTAGCTATACCAGCATGAAGAGCTGTAATTGTAAATGTTGCATCACCCGAACCACCTGTAATGGTAATTGTATCACCAACAGAATAATCTGAACCACCGTTTGCAATGGTTATTGCAGATACTGAACCACTACTTGCCGTAGTATTAACCGTCAAACCAGTACCAGTTCCACCAGTAGTAGAAACTCCATTTGCACTCACATAACCACTAGTTCCTGCTGTAACAGGGGATGAAATTGTCTTAACAATATTTGCTGCACTGTTAAATGCCATCTGAACATAAGAAATTTTATTACTATAGATCAATTCGCCAGGGCTTAACCTGTCTCCATTAGACAAAGAAACATCAGCTAATTTCTTAATTTGATTTTGTGAAATAGTTTGAAGCTGTGTCAATTCCCGAGCCTGTACAGCAAAACTCGGTTTAAATAATATTTTCTGATAATTCTTTGAATCATCAAAGTCATCAAAATATGGCTTTGTATTAAAATCTATAGTTGTCATTTTTTACCCTTTAGAACTTTATAATTATTCTTATGTCATCTGTGGTTGTTACTTCCCTATTACTTAATCCTCTATTCTCTACATACATCACTTCACCAGAATATCGTAATCCATCATAGTCTGCTAAGGCACTTATTGCAATAGTGGTTGATGTAGAATTAATGGTTCCTGTCAAATTGTTAGAACTATCAAAAGTTCCTGATGTTGGACGAACCCACAAAATATTAGGAGAGGTATAATAATTAACAATTTTTCCTGTGGCACCAGATGTTGCCTGTGTAACTATTACATCTGAACCATATTGTGCAATATCACTCTCTCCTGTTACAGAGGAAACTGTAAATCCTATTCTTTGATCTAAATAGCTTGAAGTTGATCGTGTTCCGTATGTGATACTAGAATCTCCAGTATCTATAATATCATATTGACTTGATTTAAGTATTGGATTTCTAATTAAACTAATTTGTCTATAATCGTTATCTACAAATAAAGTATCATTTGAACTTTTAGTTGAACTTCCAGTACCCAAACCCGCGAAAGTTGTCTTGACTACTAGATTATGACCACCTAATTCTCTGCTTGCATTAAATCCATGACCACCTTTAGGACTAAGTATAGCTTTTAAATTTGCAATAGTACTTCCTGCAATCTTAACAGCACTCACATTCTTATACCCAGAGCCAGGATTTGTAACTTTGATATACTTATAAGATGCACCCTGACCCAAAGTTGATAAATGGGTTGCAACTTCACCCGTAAACCCACTTCCATCACCTGTTAATGTTACTGCATCGCCGTCTGAATATCCACCTGCAGTTAAAACTGAATGAGGAGTTCCACTTGTTGAAGTTACGTGATATATAGATCCATCAATTGCATCAGTTTGTACATCCCATTGACCACCTGCAGTTGAAGTATCATCATCAAACTCCAAAATACTAACAGGCATCCATTTATTTCCATCACTATCTGTAGTTACAAAATTACTATTGTCTGTGGTTGAAATAGTATACATATATTTCCAAACATAACCGTCCTGTGTTGCAGAGTCATTTTTAATCATGCCTGAAGTAGTTTGTCCAGTTGGTGCAGTAACACTCTGAGAACCAGAATTATTACTAATACATTTATAGACATTTCTATTGTGGACAACATAAAAAGGATTAACAGAAGTTCCATCTCTTGTCATAATATTAGTTGCATCATGTTCATATATAGTATAAGTAGTTCCTGATGTCCATTCATACATTCTCGTTACATATCTTACATTACCATCAATAACCCTAGATAAAGATAATAAGTTTTCCCATATACTAAATTCATCATCAAAAGAATCAGTTGGGGTAGTGGAACTTATATCACCATCCTGATAGCCCAAACCAACATAAAAATATTGGCCACTATTTGAGAATAACTTTTTAAAAGCTTCTGCATTTGCATAACTAAAATTTCTATTAAATAAACTTGGCATATTAATAATTCCTTGTAACTAACGAGCCATTTGTCCACGTAGTTGGAGTAGTTCCTGTGGCGGTAAAGGTTGAATTACTACTATTAGAACCACCGACATTAGTAAAATTATCACCACTTTCAAATGTTGTAATTGTATAATTTCCACCCACAACTAATTTTCCTGCTGTCTGAGTCTGGTATTGTCTATTATTCTTTGAAGTTGGATCATAAGATTCTGTATCAATTGATAAATGAGATGGTAACATCTGCAATCCTGCAGGATGGACATTTTTCTTAAACAATTCTACCCACTTATTAGGTGTTTCATTAACCCCTACCCTATATGACCATTCTTGAAACTCATCTCCATCGTGTATAATAGTTTGATTTAATAAACCAATTGTTCCTATATTATAGTCTTTATGAGAAACTAATGTGGTAAGATTGATCGTACCAGTTGCACGAATATATGGAGAAGATTTTGATGAGAATGTAACTGTATCTGAAGAAATATTAGAAATTCCATAGTTGGTAATTTCCAGTTCTTCAATGCTACCTATACCACTTCCCGTAAAGGAAACAACACCGCTAGAACCTGTACTTGTGCTAATATAAGTTTTCGGTGGACTAATATAATCAACTCCTCCATCTATTATCTGTATGGAACTAGTTCCAATTGCTCCAGCTGATATTATTTTTGCCTCTGCTGGGCATGTACAAATCGTTACTAATTTTCTGGCTAAAAAATAATTGGTCGTTGATCCAACCTTTTGAAATTGTTCAGAACCATAACCTATCTGCTCTGTTTCGTCAGTTTTAAACTTACCACCAGTTAAAGTTATCTCTCCTGCAGAACTTTTAGTCTCAACACCATCATAAATTGTATCTACCCAGTATTTATTACCATCAATAGCTCTCACGTAAGCAGTTGCACCTGACTTTGAACCTTGTACCTGATCCCCCACACTTATTGTTCCAGACAACCCATAAGACTCAAAATAATCATTAACAAATACAAACCTATCACCTACTGCATAACTTGATCCTGCTGTGTCTATAGAATAATCATCAATAGAACCTTTACCCAATTTTTTAATTCTACCCTTTGCAGGAGATCGAGAAAAAGTAACAGTATCATCCAAGTAATAACCTTCACCCCTATTGGTAAAAGTTACCCCAACCCCAGCATGAGTTTGACCACGAACTACAGTAGAAGAACTATTCAACACTTCAAACCCTTCACTATCCTGAGCCTGAACTATTTCATTTGCCTTAAAAGTTCCCGTTACCGTATTATCTTCTATCATTAACTCAAAAACTCTTGTATTTCCAACATCATACTCAACAACTTTATCAACTATTCCTTTAGCACCAGAATCTTCACCAACTACATAATAACCATCAAACTTCTGTAAGTCTGCAATCGTTGTACTATCACCAGATACTAAAACTACCCGAATACCATCACCAGATTTCCAAGTAGATGAAGATGGTATTAACATTTCATCTTTTGGGTAACTTATAAAAGATTCTTTACCAAAAAGAGCTAAAGTGAAAAATGTATATGATTTTGGAGTTCCTTTTACTGTATAAAATTCTTTGATTCTCTTTAGTGTATCTCTACGACTTGAAATCATAGAACCCAAAGGAAAATCTGTCATATACTCACTAAACAAATGTGGTAGAAATATTTCTGAAGCATGGTCAATATCATGTGAACTTCTTAAATTGACCAAAGAGAAAAATGGATTTCCTGTTTGTGGTTCAATAGAAAAGAATTTTTTTTCTTTAAAATATTCTAAAGAATAGTTTTGAAAATCCAATAATCGAGAACCATTATTCTTTTCTAAAAATTCTGCAAATATCTCAATAAATCTACCAAATTTAGACATGGTAGAAGTGGAACTAAACATATCATATTCATATTTTAAATATGCAGGAAGCATACCCTCAATGAATGGGGATAATTTCTTATTTGATTCTTCTCTATAGTTTGGCATATTAATCCGTTGTATCTTTAATCATTGTAACTGTAATATCTGATGGGAATATACTTACAATCTGTGTTTTGTTGGGAACTACATCCTGATCTGTATATTTTACTGTGAGATTAATAAATTGAGTACCATCTAAAATACTAACATATTCTAAACCAGTAATAGTTATTATTCCATTAATATGGTCTACAGTTCCTGCATTGTACATCTGAATAACATCATTAGTATCCATCAAAACCAAATTCAGTACCGTATTATTCGCACTAGATGACTCTGTATCAACACCAAATTTAACATCCGTTCCAGCTGGATCTCCTGCAGGTATTTTAACATTAAATATATTTGATGTTAAAGAACCCTTTTCAAAACCATGATTATAATCCAATGTAAATGATTCACTTACACCAAAACTGGGCTTGAATCTTTTCTTCAATGAAATATCAGTTACATTACTTCTGATTGCATTATCTGTTTTATCAATCTCTGCAACAAGTTTAGAATGTCTTAAAATACCATCAAATTTTTCAACTTCGTTACTATTATAGGTTTTAATTGTTGACAATACCATGTCCTTAATGGAATCTTCAGTATTAACTGCAGTTGATGGATTATACTTAACTTTAGAATCTACAGTAACAAAAATATAATCTGGATCAACAATTCTAGGTTTAATTGCTAACATTCTATGCTTATCTAATATATTATCAATTATGTCTTGTTTAGCATTATCTGTTAGACTATACCCAGTTGCAGGTTTAACTGTAATTACAACTGAACCATATTCTGGTGGATTCATATCTTCACCACCAATAACCGAAACCGCCTGAGCATTAGGATAATCTCTAAGAATTATTGATTGATAATCCCTTAAAGTTACTGCTCTATTTTGATCCTGAAAACTCTTTGGTGCTAAAAACTTAATAGATTCAAGAGATTCTGCTGAAGCCGTACCACCAGTTGCTGGAGTAACCACTGTGGCCACAACACTAGAAACATTAGATATGCTATCCGAAATAGTAAATGTTCTACTACTAGAATTATCAAAATTACCCAACCCATTTGCATCACTACCAGTAGTAACAATATAGTTTGCCTCAATTACATTTCCATTAGATAATTTTTTACCAAAAGTTCCATCTCCAAAATATATTTCAAATTTTTCATCTTCTACTTCTTGTAGGAAATATATTTGTTTATCAGAACCCAGTGAGGAAACATTATCATAAAGTGTCCATTTATCTTTAGTTGCAGAACTAGAATTTGACTTGATTTCAACTGTTAGGGTTGTAGTATCAACGCCGGATTGAGGTAAAATATATCTTTGTTCTAAACCCTCTTGATTTACAATCCAAGAAAAACTATTATGAAACCCCTCTTTCAGAGTAACGTTATTAATTGTATAATCATAATTAGCACCATTAGCCGTATAAGTGGTTGTAGAATGTGCTGCATCAGTAACAAAAATATAAGATTGATTTGTTTCTATATTAGTTGCTGTAAATTTTGTATATTGTGGTAATATAACTCCAGTATTAACAGAACTAGTGATTACCAGATTAACAGTTGCTGTTGCAGATAATATTGAACTAGTAACATAACCCAAATTCTTTGCAATAGATACAACAGAATCGCGATGTCCTGCACTATCTAAGAACATCTCATTAGCAACCATATTTAAATAATAGGAATTATAATGTGTAGTATAAGAAAGAACATCCAACAAAACAGATAAGGCCGAACCACTAAAATCATAATCTGTTAATTCAGATTGCCCCTGTAAGAAAGTTTTCAGATTAGATTTAATAGTATCAAAATCTAAATCAGTTATTTGTAATTTAGTATTTGTTATAGCCATTTTATCTTAACCGTTCCAAAAAGAAGTCTATATTTACTTCCTGATTTGTATTTCGTATTGTACCTATAACAGTTATATTATAACCATTTTCCTTAAATGCAGGTACTACCCCGACGCTAGTAACTTGGTATCTTGGTTCATGTCTATTTATAATTGATGAAATTGACCTTTCTAATCTAACAGAAGTCATTGAAGTCATTGGCTCAAATAACATACCATATATCCCAGAACCCAAGCCTGGTTGAAATAATCTCTCGCCGGGAGATGTCATCAGTAAACTTAATATACTTTGTTTAACAGATAATTCACCTTGACGTTTAATTAAATCTTTAGTTACTGGATGGCGTCTAAAATTCAAATCAATATCCTTGAACCTCTTATCCATACCCAGTAAAGTATTATCTCTTTCTGTATAAGAATTCATCTTAATCTCCTACCTGTACGGTAACTAGTCCAGTAATTACAATCGAACCACATATTACCGCATCTCCAACTCTCCCACATGGTTGACTATTAACCATAACACTTGTAGAACCATCCTTTAGCCAAGGAAGTATGCCAGGTGCAACATAAGCTGCAGGATTAATTGCAGTTTCTGGTAAAAATGGTGGATTGACCGAAATATGTAAAAGTCTAACATCCCCTTTACGATGAACAGGACGTTTTCCTGCAAATACATTTGAACTACCTGCAACAACACCAGTGTAAGTTATACCATTTGTTGTATTTCCCTCAGAAGAAAGTGAACCGACCGCAGGAACTGGTGCAAATGGGCCATGGCCACTATCCATATCACCAAATCGTGTTATTGATGGCATCAAGTACTCTCCGATAATTGTTGTGTTTTATAATATTTTGTTCCACTTAGATTAATTTCCCATTCAATTTGACCATTTTCCAAAATAAATGCATTTGGTATTGTTAATAAATTACCATCCCCCAAAACAAGTTCGGCCGAATAATAATGAAAAGGTAAAACTTCATTCTTTACCGATATTGTATGTGAAGTTCCACTTGTATCAGTAAATGGAAGATCATAGTCAGCAATAATATTTTTAATATCGCCATTATAATAATAATCTGCAGAAGGCTGATCTCCTTCAAAATAAACTTGTAAATCAAATTCCCGACCACCATCACCAACTGTTCCAGTAGTTCTGATTGGCAACCAGAAAGTTTCACTTAATAGAGATTTATTCAAAGACTGTAGCATAATATCTCTAGTTCCATCATAGTTATTAACACAAACTATAACAAACCACTTCTTATCAGAATAATCAGATTGTCCTTCGTACTTCACCCCTAACTGAAAATAAAAATTCTTCGCCAAACTTCTATCTTTTCCATCATCAGCATAAACTGCATCATAATATCTTGCACGAACTGTTAAATCCAAACTAATGATAAAAAATCTTTGAGCATAAGAAATACGTTTTCTTCTTCGTGCAACGCTAAGTTGTGCTGTATTTAAAAAGGCCCATTGTTGATCCCTATTACTAAAAGACATTCTATCCTTAATCATCATAGGTGAACCATCAACTATAACAGGATTTCCCGAATCATCTGTAACTGGTGTCTCTATAGTTTCTCTAAGTATAAACTTAGTTTTTGTTTTTCCGTTCTCTGTGTAAGTTGTGATATGTTCAATAGTTCGACTTTTTCTACTTTCACCTACTCCTGCACCGCCCCAATTGTCCTGATAATTATCACTAAAAATGGACTCCCCTGCCCCAAAAGTAATACTTGGATTTTCTATAACATCACCATTATTGTCTATATACTCGACATCCA